CATTATTGGATTGCCCTAAGTTTCTATCTAAGTTTGAAATAAACTAACCAACAAATAAACATCATGAAAAAAGCATTACTTATTTCCATTCAAGACGAACGACCTGTGCAAGCCGAAGAGGTAGAGGTGCAGGACAACTATAGGGGCGATTGCTACGGGGACTCTGTAGGCTTCTCTGTAGGCTCTAACCAGTACATAAGAACCTTAGGCGAGGGCGAGACCCTAGAAACTTGGCTATCAGAACATGTCTTTGGCAGAGTTACCAAGCTTGACCCTAAGGACTTCGACCGCAACGGGGTTTACCCCGAAGGCATAGCCGAAGAAGGGTCACCCTTTATTGTATGGAAATGCGATCTTACAGACTGGCATTACTACGACTTCGGCACAGAAGCAGGGGACAAGAGATATTACATTGTTATTGACAGATCAGAATACTACGCACCTTATGCTTGTGATATAGTAGCCTTCGCCAAGAAGAACTTTTTCCTATAGTTATTGGTTGACTATAAACACGTATGCCGTGGCTCTCTCTAGTGGGGTCACGGCTTTTTGGGTGCAGGACTTAGGGACTTTCCCAAGGGTCAATAAACAATAAACAAAAGGAAACAAATGCCTAATTGGTGCTATAACGGGTTGTCCGTAACGGGCGACAAGAATAAACTAAAACCATTAATTGACATCGCCAAGGGCGATGGAGAGGGTTTTTTTCAAGCTATCAAACCTATGCCCAAAGAGCTAGAGGGAACAAACGCTCCGCACGACAAACCTAACTGGTACGACTGGAGACTTGAAAACTGGGGGACTAAATGGGATGCTTCAGACATTGACTGGCAAGGCTTAGAGGAAAATGACAATGGTACTGTAACGATTCATCTAAGTTTTCAAACCGCTTGGTCACCGCCCGAAGGTATCTTTGATGCACTCAATAAGGACTTCGAGGTTCAAGCGGACTTTGAAGAATGCGGAGTGGAGATAGAAGGTACATACGAAGACGGGGTAATGACAACCCGAAGAATGCAAGTGGAAGCATAAGCAACTAAGCATTCAACTAGCTCACTCGAAAGGGTGGGCTTTTTTTATACCTGTATTCATTTTATAAAATGAATACATTAACCAAGGGATGACCTGTTTTTGATATACGTTACCCCCCGGGGAGAACCTAAAAAAGGGTGACCTGCTTTTGGTTTATGCTGCTGGGCAGAACCATAAAAAGGGTAACCTGTTTTTGGTTTATGCAGCTGGGTATACCGAGAAAACAAAAAAAAGGGGTAACCATAAAAAAACAATAATTACTATATTTAGTGCTTTGTTGCCCTATTGACACTAGTGCTAGTGCCTAGCATTGTGCATTAATGGAAGACAATTATATAGACCACGATTACATAAATTACAGGGAAGCTCTTGAAATGATTAATTCATACGGGAAGCAAGCCAAGAAACAGGTTGCATTCGCCAAAACTCTTTTAGATGCATTCTTAGAAGATGGCAAAATAGAACGTGCAGTCTTTGCAGAGCTAAGAAAGGATACCGAAGGGAACGATTACCAACGGGATTTCCTAGCAATTACAAAGGCTATAGCGGATTCCGTTTACCCTTAAATAGCTATTGACTTAGCTACAGGGCTATCCTTACTGTAGGGAGAACCTAACAATAACAATAAAACAAAGGAAACCTATGTGGCTAGTATCGTATTACCCTATTCGTGTTGCATCCGTAAGCACCGAAATATTTCTAAGCAGAAAAGAAGCAGAGAAGTTCTACGATGAATTTATCGAAGAGGGCGGAAGAGATATATTAATATCTAAAGTGGTAGAAGGCAGAGGCGAGTTCTACAGTAACTCTTGCGACCTTCTCCAGATCAGTACATCCAGAAAAGAGTTTGACAGGCAGATGCAAGAGATGTCAGATTACTACGAATGCCAAGAAATAAACAAAAAGAGCAGAAACAATTTTCCTTTATTGCAGATCACGCAGAAGCATACGGGGTCGATTGTGCCGTGATATTGCATACCATTATATTCTTTGTGCTACTCAATGAAAAGAGAGGCATAAACAAACACCAAGGGAAGCATTGGACGTTTAACTCAAGCAAGGGTTGGATGCCCTACTTCCCTTTTTTTTCGGAGATGACAATATACCGAAGCCTAAAGAAACTTGAAGCCAAGGGTGCAGTTACTACTGGTCGTTTCAATAAGAGAGGCTACGACAAGACCAAGTGGTACACAGTAAGCAATAAAATTTATAACGAATCTAAGTCTAGTGATTACTGGAAAAAGCATCTTGCAAAAGTGCAAAATCCATCTTGCAGAAGTGCAAGACCAATACCAGACAATAACATAATAAATATAACTCCGTATTAATATGAATGACGCAGAAGCTAGGGCAGAGAGAATACAAACTAGGATTGAGATGATTCGTACTGAGTCTAGAATCCTTTCTTTTAAGATCGAACGAATGGAGGAGCAACGTAAAGCTCTCTCCGAAGAGAAACGCAAACTAAAGGAACAACTATGAGTCATTTCTATAATTGCGAGAGCGAACCTTTCTTGACCAAGGCAAGCACTCCTAGCCAAGCTAAGAAGGTCAAAGCGTATCCTAGTGTTACTACTGTTCTCAGTTCCATGAAGTCAGAGTTCCTTGACAATATCTGGACTCCCCGAAAGCTAGTCGAGTTAGCCCGGTTGCACCCGGTGGCTTCCGTTTTTGAAATACAGGATATGAAGTATGGATTTAGGACAAGCCCTATAGATGGTAATTTCATAACTAGTTCTAGCTTCGGTACTTCCGTTCATGCTAGGCTTGAGGAATTAATTGATTCTATTATAGATAAAGGATATTTAGACGAATACGAACCTACAGAATGGGATGAATGGGTCACCCCTTTCTTGGATTTCTTGAAAGAAAAAGACATTGAGCCTATTGCTACCGAGAAGATTCTTTACTGCGATAAGTTCAAGTCAGCAGGTTCGGTTGACTTGATAGCCAAGGTCGATGGCAAGTATCATCTCTTTGATTACAAGTGCAGGGATACCAAGGGTACTGGAGGAAAGTTCTATGAAAACAAGGACTGCACTCAGTTGGCTATTGAGTCTAGGTTCTTGAAGGATTCATTAGATTTGGATTACGACCCTATGGCTACTAGCGTCTGTATCTGTACGGAATCAAAGAAGCACTATCACAAGAACTGGACTAAGGTTCAAATGCGTAAAGGGGTTACCCGATTTAGGCATTTATCTAAGCTCTACTGGATGGATTGGATGAAGAAATAATGCCTCCTGTACGCAAAGCATTTGACCCCAAGGTTCACGACAAGTACGATGAACCCGCTAGGGAAGCCTCAAAGGAGTACGTATCTAAGATGGGATACGATTGTAAGGACAACCCAGACATCTACGGAGTTGATCTCATTTCTCCTGGAAATTGCTACGTTGAGTGCGAATGCAAGACAAGTTGGTCTGGTGCTTCCTTCCCTTACTCTACCCTCCATATACCAGAGCGAAAAGAAAAGTTCTGTAAATTAGATATGCCATGTATTTTTTTAATATGGAACAGGGAGATGACTCATGCAATGCGTGTGCATTCTGGGTTACTTCAAAAAAAGTTATTGACGGAAGTTCCAAACAAGTATGTACCTAAGGGTGAAATGTTTTTCAGGATACCAACTAACCTAATAAAAATAATAGAAAGATAAATAGTATGAATAGTATAGAAGGTAGTATATCGTTAATGACGCTTATCTTAGCTTTGATTCAAGTAGAATCTGGTGGAGACCCCAGAGCTATCGGTGACGATGGTCTCGCTTACGGGTGCTTACAGATGCACGAATCCTATGTTCAAGATGCATCTGAATACGCAGGTCAAGAGTGGAGGCACAAGGATGCCTTTGACTCCGAAAAATCCGTTGATATATTCTTAGCTTACATGGCACGATACGCCAACGAAAAACGCCTTGGACACGCACCTACGGCTAGAGACATAGCCAGAATACATAATGGTGGACCTAACGGCTACAAAAAAGATTCTACCCTAAAATACTGGAGCAAGGTGAAAGCCGAGCTTGAAAAACGTGGATTTAAACTCGCACAAAAATAAAACTCAAAAGAAAGAAACAATGTGGATAATACCAAAACAATTACGCACCTTAGCCTCTGTAGCGGATACGAAGGAATCGGGCTTGGACTCAGAAGAATTTTCCCAAATCTGCGGGAGATCGCTATGGTGGAGAGGGAAATATTCCCTGTCGAAAACTTGGTTACTAAGATGGAAGAGGGTCTCTTGGATTCAGCACCTATCTTCACGGACGTTAAAACCTTCCCTTACGGAAAGTTTCTTGGAAAAGTATCTATCCTCTCTGGAGGATTTCCCTGCCAACCATTTTCGGGAGCAGGTAGAAAAAAATCCACTTCTGATGAAAGGCACATTTTCCCATTCATCGAGCAAGGAATCAGAGAGTGCAGACCCTCAGCAGTCTTTCTTGAAAACGTTGAAGGGATACTCAGTTGCCGAACAGGAGATGGAGAACCAGTTCTCCAATATGTCCTCCGATCATTGGAAGGCTTGGGTTACCGAGCAACGGCAGGAATATTCTCAGCGGAAGAATGCGGATTTCCTCACCAAAGAAAGCGAGTCTTCATCTTGGCCCACTCCAACGATTGCGGAAGTTTCGGGCGGTATGAGACTGAATCAGATCAAGTCGGGCAAGTGGGGCAACATTCAGCTTCGGGAGAAGTTGGCATTGATGCAGGAGAAGAAATGGGCTACCCCAAACACGATGGATGTTCTTCCTCCAAGGAGTTACAAGGCAACCCAAAAGCAGGCAATGACTTCACGGAAGGGGAGAACCAATCCTGCGAATCTAAGGGAGCAAGTGGACTCAACCTGCGTTCAAGCGTACAAGGATGCGAAGAAATGGCCCACGATTCAAGCACGGGACTGGAAGGCAACTTCGGGGACTTCAATGCTCAGACCTTCGACAACGGGCAAGCCGAGGGGAACGAATGGGGAACTCCCGTTAGCGGTCTACCAACAGAGCAATATCCTGCTAGACCAGAGCAAGAGCAATACGAATGGGAAGAGCCAAGGGTTATTGTTAAATCCGAATTGGGTGGAGCAACTAATGGGTCTACCCGTGGGGTGGACTCAGTTGCCAACCGAACCGAAAGACTAAGACTTTTGGGGAATGGCGTTGTTCCTGCGGTCGCAGCCAAAGCGTTTATAACCTTATCTCAAAGATTACTATGAAAGAATATTATATAGAGTTCACCCATGACGATATGCCTGCGGAGTTTAAGAGTGCCTGTATAAAATGGGCGCACAATCCCAAGCAGGCTTTGCAATACATATTGAAGAAAGCACCCAATAAAGATGGAAGTTGCAAGTTCAAGAAAGGTGGCTCTGGTCGCATTACACTTATAGAAGAATTAAAATCCGGGGATGACAGGGTTTCGACTTGACTTAGCTCAAGGACGGAGGTTCAATTCCTCCCATCTCCATTTACATTAACAAATAAATAAAATGAATATAGAAAGAAATAAAAAACCAAACTGGACTATAGATGATATCTCAGAACTCAACTGGGATATTGGTTCGGTTGATATTAGTGTTAATCAACTATGGAATCTACTTGAGACTGAAGATTTTCATAAGGGTAACGAACAGTATAGATTCAAGTACGAAAACGTCAAAAAAGAGTACGATTATAAGTACAAGCAATTAGAGTATCAGTACGATGAACGAATGAGCAAAACTTCTAAAATGAACAAGCATATTAGAGGGCAGTTGACATTACTAAGTGCAGAGAACGATATCCTCCGTGAAGAGATTAAGCAGTTGCACCAAGCAATTGCAGGACTTAACGATAAACCAACTAACTCATTATAATATGCCAAATACTTATAGCCCAGAAAATTACAGTACAAGAAACCAACAGATGAATAGCTTTTTAGTTTGGGCATCTCAAAGAATAGAAAAAGAGATTGCCGAAAACGAAAAGATGGAAAGGCTTGAAGGTAGAAGCGACTACCTAAAACCCGAACGACCTATGAAGGGTCGTAAGGTTACATTTGAAGAAAAAGCTAGTATCATTGAGTCCATTGATGAACTGAAGTCCTACATGACAAAAGGGGCAGCTTGCGAAAAAATGGGCATTCACCCCTGCACTTACCCCAAATGGAAGAGACTAGTAGAAGCGAGCAAGTAAAGTACATTCCTTACACCAAGATAAGCGTCTATCGGAAGCGCAACACTCCCGACAAATGCCCTATCTTTGAATGCAACATGAGTGATGCCGTCCTAGATCACGACCACAAAACCGGGATGGTTCGTGGCGTTCTGCATCGGCAGTCAAACGCATGGGGCGGAAAAATAGAAAACTCATGGAAGCGGTTTGGTCAAAACAACGCCAAGGTAAGTTTGCCACAAGCATTAATAAATCTTGCCAAATATCTAAAGCGTGGGGACACCAAGTTCCTGCACCCTGTGGGTCTTAGGCAATTGGTCGGCAGGTTTGTTCGTTCTTCCAAGGAAGATCAAATAGAAATACTCATAGAATTAAATATTAAAAAAAGTGAAATTAAAGCTTGCATTAATACTGAGGAGCGTTCAGTTTTATATCGTCAAACACTAATCAAGAATAAATATGTCTAGTATAAGAGAAAAACTACAGGGGATTCAGTCTTCCCTTAAAGCTCCCAAGGGGCAGACTAATAAATTCGGAGGATATAATTATCGCTCCTGTGAGGATATTCTAGGTGCATTGAAACCATTATTGGCTAAATTCAAATGCTGTATAGTAATTTCTGACGACATCGTAGACAAGGGCGGTCGACTTTTTGTTGAGTCAAGCGCACAACTTTTTGATAATGAATCTGTTGATTTTTTGTTTGCAAAAGGCTTTGCCGAGATTGCTGAATCCAAGAAAGGAATGGACTTAGCCCAAATCACGGGTTCTGCCTCTAGTTATAGTCGCAAGTATGCACTCAATGGTTTGTTTGCTATTGATGATGTAAAGGATGCTGATGCTACCAATACGCATGGGCGACCATCTCCTTCCAAAAAGCCATCAGCCAAAACTGATGACGCATTCGACCTACTATAATGTTCGGCAGTAAAAACAAAGCTACGATCAATTATATCTTCGACAAGATTTGCAGTACAGAAATGTGTCTTGCTGAGATCAAATTAACCTTAAATTCTATCGAGTCCAGAGTGGACAAACTTGAGGATTCAATGCAGTATTCTGAAAAACGAAACTCAGAAAGATTCCAAACGGTTTCATTTTGGAACGATAAAGTTCGAGATGACTTGGATGTTTTATCCAAGCATCTTTCAATCAATCTATCTAGTGATATCAAGTCACTTGAACCCACAAAATAAATATATATATATTATGTCAAAGCAATACGATGATACAAATACCTTTTCCCTTTTTGTAAATGAAAAGGGAAATGATGCTCAACCAGATTATACCGGCAAGGTTAATGTTGATGGGCGAGAGCTTCGCCTAGCAGGTTGGAAAAAGGAATCAAAGAAGGGTGTTAAATACCTTTCTGGTCGTGTCAGCGAGTTCCAGAAGCAGGAAACTCCTAAAGCCGACCCCGTAGACGATGTAGTTCCTTTCTAATATGGAGAACGACTATATCGAGGCACTTGGCAGCCCTCCCCAAAGGGGGGTTGCCATTCCCGACACGGGGTCAAGAACCCATTTTGAAACCGGGGCAGTTCGTGATGCTATGCAAGGCAAAGGAATGCCCAGTATGATACCTACCTCTGCAATCAAGTCTATGGCTAAGAGATTTGAGGATGGTGCAACTAAGTACGGTCCAGACAACTGGAAGAAGGGTATTCCTACCTCTCGGTACTGCGATGCAGCGTACAGGCACTTGATGGCTTGCAGGGATCGTAAAATAGATGAAGATCATTTTGGTGCAGTTCTATGGAATATGGCTTGTTGGCTATGGACTCTAGAGCAAATCAAGTATGGTAACTTACCCCAAGAACTAGATGATATTACCGAATAATGGACTACATCGACAAATATAAACAAGCCCAAAAGTCTAACTTTTCAAGTCCCGAATCTAATAAGGCTCGGAAGAATTTTTACTTAAATGTTAAGTTAGATATTGCTAGGGCGCACTTACGTGGTTGGATAGCTGATAAAGTAACCCAACCAAAAAAAATAAAATAAAATAAATGATAAAAGAAACAATAGAGCAACCATTTGCCTTAGAATCAGAGCAAGTGGTAGTGTCCTCCTGTCTGTTGCCAGACGGAAGCGAGACATACGACTTGGTTTCACAAATCGTTAGCCCAGATGATTTCTGGGATGCTAAATGCAAACTGATATATACTTGTATATGTGAGCTTGCTAAAGATAGCAAAGATATCGATGAAATCACAGTTTACGATAAAATCCGTGAAAAGGGTCTAGAGGATCAAATCGATGGTATAAATGGATTATATTCCATATCCAACGTAGTAGAAACTTCTATGATGGCTCTCAATGCCTCTAAAATCGTCCAGGAGCGGTCGCAAGCACGTAAGCTATTAAAAGCATCACGTAGAGCAACCGAAGCCCTTCTAGGGGGAAATAAAGCCGATTCTGTGTGCATAGACATGGAGAAGGCAGTACGTGATATTTCGGACAAAAATGACAAGTCCCAGAATATCAAGAGCGCAACGGAGTCCCTCAAGAAAAAACTGGAGGCTATGGAAAAAGGAACGTATGAATTTACGTCCTTGAGTACAGGCATTCCGCATCTTGACGATAAGCTAGACGAAGGCGGTATAGGTAACGGAGAAGTCTTTGTTATCTCTGCCCCTACGTCCTGCGGTAAATCTCAACTAGCCCTCAACGTAGTGCTGATGGCAGCCGTTACTAATAATAAGCCAATGGGTATATTCAGCTTTGAAATGCCTGCGGAGCAACTTACTAAGCGGATGACTCAGACGGCAAGTGCCGTGAATCTGAGAAAATTTCGTGACGGATTTGCAACTGCTACCGAAAAGGTTTCGGTATATAGCACTATGGAAAAACTAAAAGATGCACCTATTCATATAGAGCATTATGTGAGGAATATAGAAGACCTTCGTTCTAAGGCTAGGGCTATGAAGAGAAAGCACAAGATCGAGGCTCTAGTCATTGATTACCTGCAGCTCATACCCT